GAAAAGTTTGAGGAGTTTGCCAGTGAGCACGCCGCTGTCCTCGCTGAGGCAGGACAAGATCCAATGCCAACGGTGACGGCTGCTGTTCTTCCTGGTGACGCCGCTGCTTCTGGTCAATCACAAACCGCTGTTAATTCTAAAGCTGCCGCTGGTGAAGGCGCTTCAGGTCACGCTGCTCCTATTCAACCTGGCGTTGCTATTGGACAGAAGGCTCCTCAAGAAGTTAACAGTGTAACCACAACTCCTCATGAGCATGATGAGGACGGCGATGAGAATCCTGGTGCTAAGGCAGCAGCTCCTATCAGTGGTGGCATTTCTAGTGAGCCCAACCGTGGTGCTTCTAACACCGACCTTCCTAATGGCACCGCTCCTAAGTTTGGTAGCGAGATTGCCTATGGTACTAGCGAAGGTGGTAGTGTAACGTATCCTATCAAACCTAAGTTTGAAGACCTCGACGTATCTGCTGACGTTTCTGCTCTCACCGAGGGCACCGAACTCAGCGAAGAGTTTGCTGAAAAAGCAAAAACTATTTTTGAGGCTGCTGTCAAGTCGAAACTCACTGAAGAGTGGGCAAAACTTGAAGAGCAGTATGCCGCTCAACTTTCCGAAGCAATCGAAGTTTCCAAGAAGGAACTTGCTGAGGAAGTAAACGGCACTCTCAACTATGCTGTCAGCAAGTGGCTTGAAGAAAATCAAGTCTCTGTTGACCGTGGCATCCGAAATGAGATTACCGAAGACTTTATTACTGGTCTGAAGAGTCTCTTTGAAGAGCACTATATTAACATCCCCGACGAGAAAGTTGATGTCGTCGAAGGTATGACTGAAGATCTTTGTAAGATGGAAGAACGCCTCAACGAACAGGTTAAGGCTAATATTGAACTTCAAAATCGTCTAAACGAGTCTGCTAAGCAGATCATCGTGAAGCAAATTTCCGAGGATCTAGTAGACACTCAGAAAGACAAACTAGCATCGCTTGCTGAAGGTGTAGATTTTACTAACGAGGAGGAATTCTCGAAGAAGATCACCACCATCAAGGAATCATACTTCCCTAAGGAAGGTGCTCCTAAAGTAGTTGCTGATGAAACCCCAGTGGAATCCGAAGAGATCGCTCCAGCAATGGCAGCGTATCTTCAGGCAATGAACCGCTGGAATAAGTGATTCCCTAAATAATTTTATCCACAATTCCTAACAAACATCGGAGACAAAATGTTTAACGCAGAACATCTCCAGGAAAAATGGTCCCCTGTTCTTAACCATGGCGAGGCTCCTCTAATTGAGGACCGCTATAAGAGAGCAGTAACCTCCGTACTCCTGGAAAACCAAGAAAGAGCTATTCGTGAAGAGCGTGGTATGCTCAACGAAGTAGCAGTCAACAGCCTTGGCGCTAGCACCGTATCCCCTGCTGGATCGGCACTTGCTTCCGCTAACACCGCTGGTCTAGCTGGTTTCGACCCCGTACTGATCAGCCTCGTTCGTCGTGCTATGCCTAACCTAATGGCATATGACGTTTGTGGCGTTCAGCCTATGTCTGGTCCTTCTGGACTTATCTTCGCCATGAGATCTCGCTACGAGAACCAAGGTGGAGAAGAGGCACTATTCAACGAGCCCGACGCTGGCTTCACCGCTGGTCTCGACGCTAACGCTGGTGACTATGTTCCCCGTACAGGCGCTGGTGTCGGTGGCGACGCAGAAGGTAACAACCCTGCTCTCCTTAACGACGCTTCCCCAGGCACCTACGAGGTTCCCCGTGGTTTCTCTAGAGAAGATCTTGAGCAAGCTGGCGATGCTAGCAAGTTGTTCCGTGAGATGTCCTTCAGCATCGAGAAGACCTCTGTGACCGCTAAGTCCAGAGCACTCAAAGCTGAGTACACCTTGGAACTTGCTCAAGACCTCAAGGCGATCCACGGTCTAGATGCTGAGCAAGAGCTCGCTAACATCCTCTCTAGCGAAGTTCTCGCTGAGATCAACCGTGAAGTCGTCAGACGTGTCTACAGCGTTGCTAAGCCTGGTGCTCAGAACAACGTTGCTAACGCTGGTATCTTCGACCTAGACGTTGACTCCAACGGCAGATGGTCGGTTGAGAAATTCAAAGGACTTCTCTTCCAGATCGAGCGTGACGCTAACGCTATTGCTCAAGAGACTCGTAGAGGAAAGGGCAACTTCATCATCTGCTCTGCTGATGTTGCTTCTGCTCTCGCCATGGCTGGTGTACTCGATTACAGCAGCGGTCTAAGCGGCGCTGGTGGTCCTTCCATCGGTACTGTTGATGACACTGGTAACCTCGCTGTTGGTACTATCAACGGTCGTATCAAGGTCTTCGTAGATCCTTATTCTGCTAACCTTAGCGATAAGCACTACTACGTAATGGGTTATAAGGGTTCTTCCCCTTATGATGCTGGTATCTTCTACTGCCCATACGTTCCCCTCCAAATGGTTCGTTCCATCGACCCTAACAACTTCCAACCAAAAATTGGTTTCAAGACTCGTTACGGCATGGTTTCCAACCCATTCGTCACCACCAACGGTGCTTACAACGGCACCCCCGATGGCGAAACCCTCACGGCAAACGCCAACATGTACTACAGAAGAGTACAGGTCACCAACCTTATGTGATCCAACCTTCTATGGACTGTCAGGGACCCCACACAGGGGTCCCTTTTTTATTAAATACATATATACAATAGTGTTTTACTATGGCAACTGGATCCGTGACTAAGAATGACTTGCTCTATAGAGTGTATAAATTAAAAACAGAATTGTATAATGGAGCACATCAAGATAAGGCGGGACCTTGGCATGATGGAGCACAGGAAGCTTATAATAAGATCCTTGATATCCTAAACGAATACGTGAGATGAAAAAAGATTTAGACTTCATAGACGATATTCTAACTGACACAAGCGACGACTCCTCGGAGGAGCAAGGTGCTAAGGTTAGTGAGAACATCACTGAAGCAACCAAAGATGACTGGAACGATTTCTGGAGCAATGACTGACGACTGGCGCTACTCCGATGATCGGTTGGCAGTACGGTCCCAGGCATTGAACATTCTGCTCAAGAAGTTCGGGTCTGAGATCTGCTCAGACGGGTCTCCACGCTACTCTAACCAGAGTATCTACGAGTGTGTACACGATTGGGTGTCCCAAGGTAACGCTCGCTGTGACGGCATTGTGGCATACTACAAGGCGTACTACACTAAATAGTTGTGCTTGGGAAGTTGACATATGCCTGCTGAATGGTACAAGGAACAAATTAGTAATAGAAATTATCTCTCTCCAGTAGGGTTTAAACTTGTACTGGAAAAGTTTAGAGGGGTAGACTTCTTTTGCCAGAGAGTTAACCTCCCTGATGTTACTATGCCATTCACTGAAGTCCCCACTAGGTTCCGTCAATTTCCTATCGTAGCTGGTGGCGGGGTAACATACGGGGACTTGACGGTAACGTTCATTGTTGATGAAGAGTTAATCAATTGGAAAGAGATTTACAATTGGTTGAGAGCAAACGGTAATTCTGAAGAGCACATGCCTACAGAAGATCCACAGTATTGTAATGGTCAGTTGTTGATCTACACTTCATCCTACAACGTTAACCACGTAATCAATTTTGAGAACCTATTTCCAATTGGTATATCTGAAATGAACTTCGATGCTTCAAGTAATGACATCGAATACTTTACAGCGCAAGTAACTTTCAAGTATACTGGGTACACTATTCGTGACGAAAAATTTGCTGAATGAATTTCGACAAACTACATCAAAAATTTGAGAAAATTAAAGAGGAGTGGGCAGAGGACAGTCACGTAGACTTCGAGTTTAAGAACAAGAACTACAGTGCTGACCTTGGCAAGATCTCAATGGAGATCCCTTTCCAACATAATAAATACTTAAACCATTACACAGATCTTTCACAGATTAAAACTAGTCTGGAATTTGAAGTCCGTAAATTGGTACGTGAAAAGAGAGAGTATTACAGCGGCGAAGCAGAGGCACATGTTTACGCTGAGAAACCTTTCGGATCAAGTATTAAAACTGCCGACAAGATGAAAGTCTACCTTGAGTCGGACGAGGATATCATTAACCAAGAAGCAAAGATCAAGTACATTGATCAGATGCTTTATTTTCTTGACCATGTTTTGAAGATGGTTTCCCAAAGAAACTATCATGTGAAAAATGCTATTGAATGGGAGAAGTTTATTAATGGAAACTAATGTCCCTGATTACTGTCAAGAAGAAGA